TTTGGAAATACAAAAGAAGGAGTAGCGGCATTAAACGCAAAATGGCCAAGGCCACCAAGATCATAAAACATAATTAAAATGGAAAAAGGACACTACGGTCATTACACAGGCAATGCAAGACATTCAAAAGTTACAAACAGTAACATGGGAGCAACAAAAAGAGACGATGAAGCTCACATGACATATATTAAAGAAGATATTGACTATGATAGTAAGCATGGTGGAAGTGATGCGTCTATGACAGCTGATGAAAAGCATATTTCAAAATTAGCTGGAGATTTAAAATACGATGAAAAACATCATGGATCTGTTGCTAAAATGGTTTCACCTTTAAACCAAGAAGGCGGTAAAGATAACCACAGTAACATAATGAACGACAAAAAAAGAGGACCAAATCCAGAGGGTGGTGTTTCTGATGCTGAACGTTGGGCAAGACATCAAAAAGGAGCTTCGCATCATGGAGGTAAACCTGGAGGAGATTCTAACATAATAAAAGAAAAATAAAACATTAACTAATTAAAATACAACAATGAGTTCACCACTAAACAACCTAAATAAAGGTTACGCAAAACAAGAAAAATCTGATTTAATGAATGACAACCCAATAGCTAGAGATGCTAGCAGCGGGAGACCAATGATATTAAAGCATATGGGTGGATCTAAAGGATCACCATTAATGGAACATGATGGTAAAAAATTTGAAGACGAAGGATTTATGGATTCTCATTATAAAACAGGAGCAGTAAGAAAATAACAGAAGAGAACTGTAATAAATCTCAGCCAAAACACTAACACTAACACTAACACTAACACTAACAAAAAAATGGCAAAGTACATTAAATTTAACCTTAGCACTCCAGGAGCGACTACAGGTTCAGAATTGTTGATTAACATCGACCAAATTACAAGAATTGCAACAGCAAGCACAACTACAACTGATATCTTTTTTGATAACATTGTAACAGCTACAAAAAAATGGACAGTAACACATTTAGCACCTTTAGTTGCTAATGACGTGTTAAACGCTATTCAATCTGCAATGACTTCTAATCCAGGAGGAGTAGTATCTACAGTAGGTTCACCAGTAAACGTAGCTCAAATTCCTTTAGCTCAAGGAGCTAATGCTGCTAATACTGGAGGAAATGTTGGACGTATAGCAGTAACAACTCCACAAATATCAGTTTCTTACACTAGCGCTGCTTTCACAGCATAGTTATGGAATCCAGAGGCCTAGGAGACAGTATAGAAAAATTCACCAAAGCTACTGGTATTAAAAATGTAGTAGATAAAGTCGCAGAAGGATTAAATATTCCCTGCGGCTGTTCTGCTCGTAAAAAAGTATTAAATAAACTTTTACCTTACAAATAAAAAATGGCATTTACACTAAAAAATCCACCTTACATAGTAGATAATACTCCTGTATATAGAGTTGACATGGAAGATGGCGTTATGGGTAAAGCTAATAATAATGGTTCCATAGTTATAAACAAAGACTTGGATCCAAGTGAAGTAGACGATGTAGTCTCTCATGAAAAAATACACTTAGACCAAATGAAACGTGGTGATTTAGATTACGACAACGAAAACGTTTATTGGAAAGGAAAAAAATACTCAAGAGCTGACATGGAAGAAGGCGCAAAAGATTTGCCTTGGGAAAAAGAAGCTTACGAAAAAGGATGAAAAAGAAATTTAACAAAACTAAAGTAGGAGCATTTTTAAGTAAAGTTGCTCCAAGTATATTAGATGTAGCGGGTGACGTATTGCCTGATGCTGGTTTATTTAGTTTAGTAAAGAATTTAATTAAAAAAGATACTGCTCTTCCTGTGGAAGACAAAGAAAAAGCACTCATGTTACTAGAACAAGACATGACAGAAATGAAAGAAATAACAAAACGCTGGGAGAGCGATATGAAAAGCGACTCATGGCTTTCGAAAAACACGCGTCCACTATGTTTGATATTTTTATCTGTAATGACAATAGCTTTTATATGGGTTGATAGTCATCATGAAATATCTTTTACAGTGGAACAAGAATGGATAGGTTTACTAAAAACTTTAGTAACCACAGTTTATGTAGCCTATTTTGGATCACGTGGAGTTGAAAAATATAAAACAATAAGTAATAAATAAAAAATTAAAAGATGGGACAATTTCCAACAAATAGTAGCTTTATATCTAGAGCATTAGCATACACACCAACTAACACAATAGATCCTAGATCTGCTTGGTTGTTTGAAAATCAAAGTGGAACACTAGGAACATTCCTTTCAGGTTCTTCTGTTTACGTAGGCGTAACTGGAACCGTTAGAGGTATAGTAGCTGGAACAGAAGGTGTTCAAGGAACTGTAGTTCTTTTAGGATCAATATTAACGGCAGGCGCTGCATATTTTACAGCTACAGGTTTATTAACAACTGTAACTAGTATAGTACCAGCTTCTTCTGGAACTGGATGTACGGTGGATATAACAGTACCAATTCCAACAACAAACGCGTTAGTTCCTGGAACAGGATATAGCGTTGGACCTTTTACGGTAACAGAAGCCGGTGGATTAACTGGAACAATAGATACAATAACAGGTGGTGGAGCAACAGGTCCTATAGGAACTTTTACTATAACAAGAGGCGGATCTGGTTACGCAGTTGCTGATGTATTAACAATAGTAGATGGTGGTGGAACTGGCGGTTCTATAACTTTAGCTACAGCACCCAACGGAGCGGTAACTGCTGTAATACCAAGAGCTGCTGGTCAACAATATGCTATAGGAGACATATTAACAGTTACACAAGCTGGAAGTGACGGAAATTGCACTATTAGAATAGATGCAGTACAATCTTTGCCTCCGGTAGCTAGTGATGCAATAGAATTTTTAGGTGCTCAAGCTGGAACAATACTTCCAGTAGTATTTGATTACATATTAGTACCAGGTGCAGCAGCTGCAACTAACTTAATAGTAGGTAAATAGTATAAAAACAAGTAACTATATAACTAAGAGTAAAATAACAATTAATAATTAACAATTAAATTAAATTAAATGAAAAAAGCAGAAGAAAAAATTAAAGCGATGATCACTGAAGAACAATTAAAAACTGTTCAAGAGCAGCAAGCTAAATTAACCGAAGGGTTAAGAACTTTAGGAGTACTAGATGTTCAAAAGCAAAATGTTCACGGTCAAATAGCTGAACTATCTAAAGAGATTGAAGCTACTAAAAAAGAACTAGAAGAAGAATACGGTCAAGTTAACATTGATCTTAAAGATGGTTCTTACGTTGAGATCGAAAAAGAAGATGAAGAATAATATAAGAAAGATTAGTATCGGATCTGATTACAAAAATGATGCAATGCATTATTCCGTAGGCCAACAGGTTTATGGAGGTCATGAGATTTCTCATATACTTTTTGCAGAATCCGATAACTCTTATAATATACACATCAAAAAAAACAACGAAGTATTGCCATGGAAAAAATTTAATTCTAACATGGCAATATCAGTTGAATATGATTTAGAGTATTAATGAAAAGTTTATTTGACTTTATCATAAAGCCACTAGGTGACGAATATGATAACACAGTTAAAATAGGCGATAAAACATTAATTCTTAACACAACGATAGAAAGTTATAAGTCTGTTAATAATCTAGCGGTTGTTGTTGAAACGCCAAAAGCTTATAAAACTTCTATTAAAAAAGGAGATATAGTAGTTATACATCACAATGTGTTTAGAACTTTTTATGATATGAAAGGTGCTAGAAAAAAAAGTAGATCTTATTTTAAAGATGATTTATATTTTTTAGCTATAGATCAGGTCTATTTATATAAAAGAGACAAAGAGTGGAAGTCATTTGGTGATAGATGTTTTGTCATGCCAATTAAAAGTGACAATGATTTAACGCTTGATAAAGAAAAAGAACTTGTTGGTATACTAAAAATAGGTAATAGCTCTTTAGAAGCGCTTAAAATAAGTCCTGGAGACCTTGTAGGTTATACACCTAATGGTGAATGGGATTTTTTAATAGACGGTCAACGTCTTTATTGTATGAAATCTAATGATATTGTTATAAAATATGAACACGAAGGAAACGAAGTTGAGTATAATCCAAGCTGGGCACATAGCAGTTGAAGAACTTATTAAAGTTGCTAAAGAAGCTATTATAGATACAGCAGATGATATATCAGCTGATAGATTAAAAAATGCCGCAGCTACAAAGAAACTAGCTATATTCGATGCTTTTGAAATTCTTAATAGAATTGAAGAAGAGAAGAACATACTAGAGGAAAAACCTAAAGAAGTTAAAAAAGAAAGCACGTTTCGTGGTTTTGCTGAAGGGAGGTCTAAATAATGTACGAGCAAACACTATATAAAGTATTACCCGATTACGTTAAACCTAAAGTTCTTAAACGAATGAATAGGTATAAAAAATGGGAGTATGGATACAACGAAGATCATGACATGGTTGTTATATCTAAGACTGGTGAAATTGGAGAAATATACGAAATACAAAACTTAATAATAGCTTTACCTAAAGCTGAAGAAGTCCATGAGTTCAAAGAAAATAGATGGACCTTATTTCATTATCCTAAAGAATTAAAAAGAATAAAAACAGTATTCGACTGGAGAGAATATCCAGAAGAATTCAAAGAAAAACATTACGACTACATTGATAATGAATTCAAAAGGCGTGAAGAAGGTTTCTGGTATATCAATAAAAATATTCCTACTTATCTTACTGGCACTCATTACATGTACTTACAATGGTCTAAAATTGATGTAGGTCAACCAGACTTTAGAGAATCAAATAGATTGTTCTTTATATTTTGGGAAGCTTGTAGAGCAGATTATAGATGCTATGGAATGTCTTATCTAAAAAACAGACGTTCTGGATTTTCATTTATGGCGTCTGGTGAATGTGTTAACATGGCCACGATATCAACTGATGCACGTTTTGGTATTTTATCTAAATCTGGATCTGATGCAAAGAAAATGTTTACAGACAAGGTAGTTCCTATTTCGGTTAACTATCCTTTTTTCTTTAAACCAATACAAGACGGTATGGATCGTCCTAAAACAGAGTTAGCTTATAGAGTACCAGCTTCTAAATTTACAAGAAGATCTATAGTTTCTACAGATAAACCAGAAGATCTTGCTGGGCTAGATACAACTATAGATTGGAAAAACACTGGAGACAATGCTTATGATGGAGAAAAACTAAAGCTTTTAGTTCATGATGAATCAGGTAAATGGGAAAGACCTAATAATATATTAAACAACTGGCGTGTTACAAAAACAACCCTTAGATTAGGATCAAGAATTATTGGAAAGTGTATGATGGGATCAACATCAAACGCTTTAGATAAAGGTGGTAGAAACTTTAAAAAATTATACGATGACTCAGATGTTAATAAAAGAAATGCAAATGGACAAACACGTTCAGGACTCTATTCTTTGTTCATTCCTATGGAATGGAACTACGAGGGATACATTGATTCTTATGGCTACCCTGTCTTCGAAACCCCACAGAAACCTGTGTTTGGACCTCATGGAACTCCAATCAAAATCGGGGTTGTTGAATACTGGGATAATGAAGTAGCTGGTTTAAAAGAAGATCAAGATGGTTTAAATGAATTTTATAGACAGTTTCCACGCACAACAAAACACGCGTTTAGAGATGAAAGTAAAGAGTCTTTATTTAATCTTACAAAGATATACGAACAGATCGATTTTAATGAGGATTTAAAAAATTCACTATCAATTACAAAAGGTAGTTTTCAATGGGAAAACGGAATTAAAGATACTAAGGTTATGTTTGTACCAAACAAAAGTGGTAGATTTTTAATATCATGGGTTCCACCAGTTGAATTACAGAATAGAACTATAAAGAAAAATGGTAGAGTATATCCAGGTAACGAGCACTGTGGTGCTTTTGGATGTGATCCATATGATATATCAGGAACAGTAGACGGAAGAGGTTCTAATGGAGCTTTAAGCGGTTTAACTAAGTTTAGCATGGAAGATGTTCCACCTAATCATTTCTTTTTAGAATACATAGCTCGTCCACAAACAGCTGAGATATTTTTTGAAGATGTATTAATGGCTTGTATATTTTATGGAATGCCAATACTAGCAGAGAACAATAAACCTAGATTATTATATCATTTTAAAAGAAGAGGTTATAGATCATATTCTATGAATCGACCAGATAAAAAACATAATAAACTATCGGTAACAGAAAGAGAAATAGGCGGAATGCCAAACTCTAGTGAAGATATTAAACAAGCACACGCTTCTGCAATAGAATCTTATATAGAGCATTTTGTTGGAATAAAAGAAACAGGCTACGGAGATATGTATTTCCAAAGAACATTAGAAGATTGGGCACAATTTAATATAAATAACAGAACTTCTCACGATGCTTCTATTAGTTCGGGATTAGCTTTAATGGCTTGTAACAAACATAGATACGCACCATCAGCCAAGATTCAAATCAAAGCAGTTGAACTAGGTATTAAAAAATACGATAACAAAGGATTTACATCAAAAATTATAAGTTAAATGAATATATATACTAATAGCAATAGCGCCTTTCCTAGTCAAGTGGTTAGTGATGCAGACAAAGCAAGTGAAGAGTACGGTAGTCAAGTTGCTATGGCAATTGAATACGAGTGGTTTGACCAAGGTAGAACTAACGGTAATAGATATTTAACTAATTGGAATAACTTCCATAACTTAAGGCAATACGCTCGTGGTGAGCAATCACCTCAAAAATACAAAGATGAGTTATCTATTAATGGTGATTTGTCTTATCTTAATTTAGACTGGCAACCAGTACCTATTTTATCTAAATTTGTAGATATAGTTGTAAATGGTATATCACAAAAAAGTTATGATATAAAAGCCTATGCTCAAGATCCTAATTCAGTTAAAAAAAGAACTGATTATGCTTCAAGAATATACGAAGACATGATGGCTAAAGATTACTTAAATGAATTAAAAAATTCTTTAGGTATTGATTTGTATCAAAGCGTAGATCCAAGTGCTCTTCCAGAATCTGAAGAAGAATTAGAATTGCATATGCAACTTAGTTACAAGCAATCAATTGAGATAGCTGAAGAAGAAGCTATATCTTCTGTACTAGCACAAAACAAATTCGATTTAATTAGACGTAGAATTAACATGGATTTGACTGTTTGCGGTATTGCTGCAAGTAAAACAAGTTTTAATACAGCTGAAGGAATTACTGTTGATTATGTAGATCCTGCTTACATGGTTTATTCATATACTGAAGATCCAAACTTTGAAGATATATACTACGTTGGTGAAGTTAAATCAATAACTATACCAGAGCTTAAAAAAGAATTTCCAAATATCAGCAAAGATGAATTAGAAAGAATTCAAAAAATGCCTGGTAATAGACAATACGTAACAGGTTGGGGAAATTATGACGAGAACACTGTTCAGGTTTTATACTTTGATTATAAAACTTATCATAACCAAGTGTTTAAAATAAAACAAACTGATCAAGGTTTAGAAAAAGCACTAGAAAAAGATGACTCGTTTAACCCACCAGAAAATGATGGATTTCAAAGAGTATCAAGATCTATTGAAGTTTTATACAACGGTGCTAAAGTATTAGGAACAAACACAATGCTTAAATGGGAGATGGCTGAAAATATGTCAAGACCATTAGCTGATACTACGAAAGTAGAAATGAATTACGCTATATGTGCACCAAGAATATACAAAGGTAGAATTGAATCTTTGGTAAGTAAGTGTATAGGTTTTGCTGACATGATTCAATTAACTCATCTTAAGTTACAGCAAGTAATGTCTAGAATGGTACCAGATGGTGTTTATTTAGACATGGATGGTTTAGCTGAGGTTGATTTAGGTAATGGAACAAACTATAACGCAGCGGAAGCACTTAATATGTATTTCCAAACTGGTTCTATTGTAGGTAGATCACTTACACAGGATGGTGAAATGAATGCTGGTAAAGTGCCTATACAAGAACTTAATAGTTCTAGTGGCCAAGGTAAAATACAAAGTTTAATACAAACTTATCAATATTATTTACAAATGATAAGAGATGTAACAGGACTTAATGAGGCTCGTGATGGAAGTACTCCAGACAAACAAACACTAGTAGGGTTGCAAAAGATGGCTGCTAACGCGTCCAACGTAGCTACTAGACATATCAAGCAGTCAAGTTTATATTTAACTCTTAGAGTATCAGAAAATATTGCATTAAAAATAGCTGATGCGCTAGAGTTTCCGCTAACTGCAGAGGCTTTAACTAATTCTATATCTAATTATAATGTTAATACATTAATAGAGGTTAGTAATTTAAATCTTCATGACTTTGGTATATTCTTAGAACTAGAACCAGACGAAGAAGAACAAGCTCAATTAGAGCAAAATATACAAGTAGCATTGCAAAGTGGTGGAATTGATTTAGAAGATGCTATTGATTTAAGACAAATTAAAAATCTTAAACTAGCAAATCAAATGCTTAAGATAAAACGTAAGTTTAAAGGTAAGCAAGATCAAGAAAACCAACAAGCTAATATTAAAGCTCAGGCTGATGCTCAGGCTGATTCTGCTGAAAAAATAGCAATGTCTGAAGTACAAAAGCAAGAAGCAATATCTGGTTCTAAAGTTCAATTTGAACAAGCTAGTAACCAAATGGAAATACAGCGCATGAACCTAGCTGCTCAATTAGAGCAACAAAAAATGCAAACACAATTTCAGTTTGATATGCAGTTAAAACAAATGGATATGCAGGCTAATGGTCAAAAAGAGCAATTGATTGAAGATCGTAAAGACAAACGTATCAAAATGGAAGGTACGCAACAAAGTCAAATGATAGATCAAAGAAAATCAGATTTACCACCAATAGATTTTGAACAAAAAGATATGGCTTCTATTATGCCAAGTCCTTAATTTTATTAATTATTTAATCATATTATATTATGTCAGAAACAAAAACAAATGAACCTGTTAAACAGGAAGGAGACTTTAAAATAAAGTCTAAAAAAACAACACCTAAAAAATTAGGTAAGCCAGAACAAGAGATTATAAAGGTTAACTTAAAAGAACCTTTAGTTGAATTACCAGATGAAGTAACAAAAGTTACTATACCTAACGATGTATTAAAAAAAGAAGATGCCATTCAAATCGGAGAAACAAAGGAAGTACCTGTGGAAAAACCATCCGGAGATAGCGCAAAGGTGGGAGAATCTATACAAGAGTCCAACGAGACTACTGAAGGGTTTTCTGCAGTCACAGAAGTTACAGAACAAGAAGTAAAGCAAGCTACTAAAGAAGTAAAAGAAGCTTTACGAGACGAAAAAGTATTAGGCAAACAATTACCAGAGAACATTGAAAAGTTAGTTACTTTTATGGAAGAAACTGGTGGAACTATAGAAGATTATACAAGACTCAATGCTGATTATTCAAGCATTGATGATGATACTTTATTAAAAGAGTATTATAAAAAAGCAAAACCTCATTTAAACGAGGAAGAGATTGGATTCGTTATGGAGGATAATTTCCAATATGATGAAGACATGGACGAAGAGCGTGAAGTCCGAAAAAAGAAACTCGCTAAAAAAGAAGAGATTGCAAAAGCTAAAAACTTTTTAGAGGAAACTAAGGTAAAATACTACGAGGAAATCAAGTTGAGACCCGGAGTAACTCAAGACCAACAAAAAGCTACAGACTTTTTTAATCGCTACAACAAGCAACAAGATGTGGCTACTGAACAACACGAAAAGTTTAAACATAACACTCAAGAACTATTTAACGAGGATTTCAAAGGTTTTGATATCTCAGTAGGAGAAAAGAGTTTTAAGTACAATATTCAAAATCGTGAAAAAGTAGCAGAAAATCAATCGAATCTCAATAACTTAGTTAAGAAGTTCTTAAACGAAGATGGAGACGTAGTGGATACTTCTGGTTATCACAAAGCCATGTACGCTGCTGAAAATGTTGATAAAATTGCTAGTCACTTTTACGAACAAGGAAAAGCTGATGCCGTTAAAGACGTCATTAATAAATCTAAAAACTTAACCGATACTAAAGCTAGAACAGGAAGTTCAGGCGATATCAGTGTTGGTGGTTTTAAAGTAAAAGCAATTAGTGGATTTGACTCAAAAAATTTAAAAATTAAAACAAGAAAATTTAACTAATTAAAACACGAAAATTATGGCTTTAAGTCCTCAATTTGGTAGTTTAATACCTTCGCAGGCTCAACAACTTCTGCCTAGTAACTACCTACAATTTAACACCGCTGCTGCGGGAGCAAATGATTTTGCTCAACAGTACTTACCAGAAATCTACGAACAAGAAGTAGAGCGTTATGGAAACAGAACGTTATCTGGATTTTTAAAAATGGTTGGCGCTGAAATGCCAATGACTTCTGATCAAGTAATTTGGTCTGAACAAAATAGATTACACGTTAGTTATGCCTCTGTTGGTGTTGCTGCAAATGTTGCTGGTGCTAACATTATTACTGTACAAGCAAACGTTACTAATGTTATATCCGTAAATGATACAGTAGTATTAATGAACGGAAACACTGGTGCTGAAAGAAAATGTATCGTAACTGTTTCTGCGCCAGGTGCTGGAGGAACTATTACTGTTGTTCCTTTCATCGCTGGAGCTGGTCTTGTTGCTGCTGCTGGTACTTCTCTTGTACCTGCTGTTGTAGCTGCTGGAGCTTCAAACGTTAAAATGTTTGTATATGGTTCTGCTTATGCTAAAGGTACTAATCTTTCGCCTGCTGGAACTGTTGCTGCAGGAACTGCTGCAAGAAATTCCATTACACCTCAGTTAACTCAATATTCTAATTCACCAATCATCATTAGAGATCAATATACTATCTCTGGTTCTGATATGGCTCAAATTGGATGGGTTGAAGTTGCAACTGAAGATGGTGCTTCTGGATTCTTATGGTATCTAAAAGCTGAATCTGAAACTAGACTTCGTTTCGAAGATTACTTAGAAATGGCTTTAGTAGAAGGTGAATACAATCAGATAGCTGCTGGTGTAGGTGTTGGTAACTTAGTTTTACCAGGTACTGAAGGTTTATTTGCTGCTATAACTTCAAGAGGAAATGTAGAAGTAGGATTTACTGCTGCTGCTGGACTTACTGAATTTGATGCAATACTTAAAAATCTTGATACTCAAGGAGCAATTGAAGAAAACATGTTATTCTTACAGAGACAAACATCTCTTGATTTTGACGATATGTTAGCTTCTATCTCTGGTGGATTTGCTGGTGGAACTGCTTTCGGTTTATTCGAAAATTCTGAAGAAATGGCTTTAAACTTAGGTTTTAGTGGTTTCAGAAGAGGTTCTTATGATTTCTACAAAACAGATTGGAAATACTTAAATGACGCTTCTACAAGAGGTGGTATTGTTGGTATCAATTCTGTTGAAGGTGTTTTAGTTCCTGCTGGAACTTCTACAGTTTACGATCAAATTTTAGGAACTAACATCAGAAGACCTTTCTTACACGTAAGATATAGAGCGTCTCAAGCTGATGATAGAAGAATGAAATCTTGGTTGACTGGTTCTGCTGGTGGAGCAATGAACTCAACTCTTGATGCTATGGAAGTAAACTTCCTATCTGAAAGATGTTTAGTAACTCAAGCTGCTAACAACTTTGTATTATTCAAAGGAATCTAATGATTCAAAATTAATGTAATCTTTACCCTCGTTACATCAACGGGGGTAACTATTACTTTTATAACTATTTAATTTTATTATATTATGGCTAAAAAAGCTCAAGCAGAAAACATTGAGGTTGCACCTCAGGCGGTAGCTACACAAGTAGCGCCAACAAAACCAACTAAATCAAGTTGGGAAATGAAAGATAGAACATATTTTTTAGATGGAGCTAAATCTCCTTTAACTCTAACTATTCCAGGAAAGCATACAAGAAAACATTCTTTATTGTTTTTTGATGAAAAAACTGGAACTCAAAGAGAAATTAGATACGCGACCAATATGGATTCGCCGTTTGTAGACGAACAAAAAGGTGAAGCAACAATGGGACATATAACGTTTCATAATGGCACACTAATGGTTCCTAAAACAAAACAAAACTTACAAAAATTATTATCTTTATATCATCCTTTAAAAGGAAGACTATATCATGAATTTAGTGCAGTTGCAGTTGCAGAAGATGAGCTTGAAACATTAGACTTGCAAATCGATGCTTTAAATGCAGCAAGAGACTTAGAAATAGATCACGCTGAAGCTATATTAAGAGTGGAAGTAGGATCAAAAGTAAATGAAATGAGTTCAAAAGAACTTAAAAGAGATTTACTATTATTTGCTAAGAAAGATCCTGCATTATTTATGAGTTTAGTTAATGATGAAAACGTTCAACTTAGAAACTTTGCGATTAGAGCTGCAGAAGCTGGAATCATATCGTTGTCTGCTGATCAAAGAACAATTCATTGGGGAACAAATAACAGAAAGTTAATGAACGTTCCGTTTGATGAAAACCCTTATTCTGCATTTGCAGCTTTCTTAAAGACTGATGAAGGTGTAGAAATCTATAAGTCTATAGATAAAAAACTATAAAAACAAGTGATACTATTATAAGGCGGCTTAACGTCGCCTTCATAGTATTTAAAACAAACAATAATGGCGGTAAATATAAACACAGTATATACAACAGTCTTGTACATATTAAACAAAGAACAAAGAGGATACGTTACTCCAATAGAGTTTAACAGCCTAGCTGTTCAAGTACAAGAAGAAATCTTTGCTTCATATTTTCCAGATGGTAATCAACTTAATAGATTCAATCAAAACAATCAACAAAACGATACAGAGTTTTTTAACATGTTTAAAGGCAATGCTTATAAACTTTATCCTTTTGAACAAGACACTGCATTCACTTTAGATGTACCTTCGCAATCATATTATTATAATGGTCTACGTACGGTTTATAAAATAGGTGAAATAATATCTACATACACAGGAAATCCTACTTACAATTCTATAACTCAACTAACAAGTAGAAGCGATTTTTCTACAATTACAAGATCCAACCTAACTTCTCCAACAAACCAATATCCTATTGGTTATACTACACACGCTACAATAGTAACTACTCCAGCAACGCCAGCTAGACTTGTGTTGAATATATCACCTGTACCTAGCTCAGTAAGTGTAAACTGCTTATTTAGACCCGTTAACCCTGTTTGGGGTTTCACAACTGGTAGTTTTGGTCAATACACTTTCAACCCAACTACTTCTACTAATTTTGAACTAGACGTATCAGAGCAAACAAACATTATAACAAACGTGCTCAAGTATTGTGGTATAATAATAAGAGATCCAGAAATCGTTCAATCTGCACAAGCTGAAGCACAGCAAGTAGAAATTAATGAAAAAAGTTAATAAAATATGCCAATTCCAAACGGAGGTTTAATAACCGAGACTAACAAACAATATTACGCAGGCGCGCAAGGCTTTAGAGCACTAACCGCACTGCAGAATCAAGAGTTTACAACAAGCTTTAATACAGATTTAATATTTGGCAGCTCTGATCCAACGCAGGCAAATTATGCTTTAAATAATTTTAAACTATACACTAGCGCTGACGGCATAACATACACAGAATATATATTAGCTTATACGATAGTAAACAATATAGTAACTTTCACAGCGGCTATTGCTCTTGGAACTTACGTAGTTGTTCAAATGAAAGCCTTAGACGGTGGTGCTTATGGAGCTAGAAATGCTACAGGCGAAGCTGTTGAAGAAAATTACGGTGGTTATGCTTATATTACTATTGGTGATATTATAGACAATTTCATGGTTGGTTACGTAGGTGACGGTAAATTAATTCAAACATGTAAAAAATCGGATGTTGTTTTTCACGTTAAACGTGGAATGCAAGAATTTAGTTATGACACTTTGAAAAGTGTTAAATCACAAGAGCTAACTGTACCGCCTAGCCTTGCGGTTATCTTGCCACAAGATTACGTTAATTACGTTAGAATATCTTCTATAGATACTCTTGGTGTTAAGCGTATTATATACCCAGCAAACAACCTTACTATAAGTCCTTATGAAATGCCTTTACAAGATAACGCTGGGCAACCAACACAAGATAATTTTGGGGATAATCTAGAAGGAACTTCTATAACTTCGGAAAGATGGAAAAACGCAAACGATAGACTTTTAACAGGTGGCTTTAATAATGATAATTTAAACACGTTTTTTGATTTTATGCAAGATGGATATGGATACGGACTTGGTGCTTTTGGAAGAAGATACGGTTTAGATCCTGCTGTTTCTCAAGTTAATGGTTGGTTTAATATGAACGAAAGAGAAGGTAGAATAGCTTTTTCTAGTAACTTAGCAGATAGATTAATTGTATTAGAATACATATCTGATGGACTTGCTTACGACTTAGACAGTAGAGTTCCTAAGATGGCCGAAGATGCAATGTATTCTCATTTGCTGTATTCTATACTATCTACAAGAGCTGGAACTCCAGAGGGCGTTGTTCAACGTTTTAAAAGAGACCGTAGTGCAAAACTTAGAAATGCTAAAATAAGACTATCTAATATCAAACTTGATGAAATAACTCAAGTGATGAGAGGTAAATCTAAATGGATAAAATCATAAACTAGATGGCAAATATTAGTAATAATTTCCTTAAAGGCAAAATGAATAAAGACCTAGATGCTAGGTTGTTGCAAAATGGAGAATATAGAAACGCGATCAATGCTCAAGTAAGTAAATCAGAAGGTGCTAATGTTGGCGCTTTGGAAAATGTATTAGGAAATACGTTAGTTCAAGATTTTAATACTTTAACTCAAACTACTGATCTAAAATCTATTGGTTACTTAACTGACGAAATAAACAATACTGTTTATATTTTTCTTACTAATCATTCAGTTAACAAATATGATCCAGGTGCTAAAAACTTTATAATATCATACAACTCACTTCAAGAAACTTACGTTGTTTTAGTACAAGGTGCTTTTTTAAATTTCTCACAACTAAATCCTATATACGGAGTTAACATACTAGAAGGATTATTATTCTGGACAGATAACAGAAATCAACCTAGAAAAATAAATGTTGTTAGCGCTAACACACTTAATTATTATACAACAGAGGATCAAATATCTGTTGCAACATATAATCCTTATGAATCTATAGAACTGTTTGAAATCATAACACCAGCTATGGCAACTGCTAATCCACTTTTACTACCTGCTGAAGGCGATTATCAAACTACTATGTTCGATGTGACTAGTAAATTTTATCCTAACGGAGGGTCAGCTTTTAGTGACGGAACAAATCCATTACAATTTGCTACAGGTTTTAGCGCGCCTATATTGTTAGATATTGGTACAGCTGAAGGAAACGTAATTGGAGGTACATCGCCTGTTGAAGGTGATGCTGTTTACTATATAAACACTCTTGGTGTGATGATTGATACTGGCGTTACTGTTGTTACTGCTCCAACTCCAACTGTTAAATCTTTTACAACTACCGCTGATATAGCTGCTTATTCTGCAACTACTAAGCTTGAGTTTGTTTTCAATGCAAATCCTTATTATGAAGATGATTTTACTGGAGATTCTGAATTCTTAAAAGATAAATTTATAAGATTTAGTTATAGATTTCAATTTGATGACAACGAGTATTCTATATTTGCTCCATTTACACAGCCAACTTTTATACCAGAACAAGATGGTTATTTTATGTATAACAAAGATTGGCATGATTTAACCGCTCAAACAACAGATGAGCAAGATACTTACAGAAGTACTATAGTTGATTTTATGGAAAATAAAGTTACTAAAATAGGACTTAGAATACCTTTACCTTCTACAAAAGCTACTTTACAATCACTACATAAGATAATTTCTATTGATATTCTTTACAAAGAGTCTGATGCTTTAGCTGTTAAAGTTATAGACACAATACCTATAGAAAACATAGTAGCGCAAACAGTAGAACCAGATATATTCACTTATAATTACAACTCTAAAAAACCTTTTAAAACTTTACCTTCTGATGAAATAATAAGAGTATTTGACAAGGTACCTGTAAAAGCTTTTTCACAAGAAATATCAGCCAATAGAGTTATATATGGTAATTTTCAAACTAAACACACTCCACCTGCTAGCATAGACTACAGCGTTGGTGTGAATTTAAAAGAAGACAATACAGCTACTATTACTCCTAGAACAATAAAAAGTGCAGTTGGTAAATTAGAATACCCAAGTAGTACTTTAAAGCAAAACAGAACATATCAAGTTGGTGTAGTTTTATCAGATAGATATGGCAGACAGTCAACTGTGATACTTTCAAATCAAGACGCTTCACAGACAAATAACTCTCAAGAGTTTGGAGGATCAACAACTTATACTGGCTACCTAGGTAGTTCTATTGATAAGGCAGAATTTCCAGGTAATGCTTTAAGAGTATTGTTTAATCAACCAATTAGTCCAGTTCAACCTAACGCAAATACTGGTTGGCCTGGTATATATAATGGAGATGACACTAGCGCTGATTACAATCCTCTTGGATGGTATTCGTATAAAATAGTTGTAAAACAACAAGAGCAAGAATACTACAATGTATATCTTCCTGGTGTTTTGGCTGCTTATCCAAATGATAAAGAATTAGAGTTAGGTAAGACTTCTCACGCGGTTTTAATAAATGACAATATAAACAAAGTTCCTAGAGATTTAACTGAAGTAGGTCCAACACAAAAACAATTTAGAAGTAGTGTAGATTTAAACGGCCGAGTAGAAAACGAGGACGCATCTCCTACTCAACCGGCACTGACAAATAAGCAATTTTATCCTAAAAAAGCAGGTAGCATAGTAAGTACTATAGCTAGTGATGACGATTTGTTTAATGGAGAAAACACTTTAACTAATTACATTCCAAGCCAAGCTTTTTATAGTATTGATTCTGATCCATTTATTGCTAGAATATCTACAACAAAAGAATTTGGCGTTATAAATGAAAATGCCACTAGATTAACACTTGGTACCTCAACTCCAGATACTAAAGTTATTGATGTTAGTGCTGTAGCGGCGTACGTGTTTGGAACAATTGACATTGGAGATACGGTGACTGGTGGAACAATTCTACCTGGAACTATTATAACAGCAATAACTGGGACCGCGTCTATAACAGTTAACAAAAACCAAACATTAGTAGCTAGCACTACTTTAAACTTTCACAAGTCAGTTCCAATAGTTAACCTACAAAACTTAGCAGTTTTTGAAACAGATCCAGTTTTATCTGAATTAGATATATTCTGGGAAACATCAAGCAGTGGATTAATAACAGATTTAAATACAGCTATAATAGAGAATAGTTCTGCGGCTGCTACTTTAAATGGTTTTAATACTACTAATTTCAAAGAATCAATAATACCAGGAGTTTCTACAAGTCCACCTACAGCTGGACCTGCAATTGGCACAGCTACTTTTGACTTAGTAAATGCAGCTAGCGCACATATTGCTTATGGAACAGGAACTAACCAAGGTGTTTTAAGTTTAGTAAGTGTTTTTGACACACAAAGCTCACCGCAAGATAGATCAGCAGAGTTTACTTTTAATGATCCTAGTACTGGATATTATACTATTAGCGTCACTGGTAGCGCGAGCAATCCTTATTATTATTATGGATTTCCAATAGAAGCAAGATCATTTAGGTTTTTATTTCAAAGTGTCGTGAATGGTATTATTGAAACTTTTTATGAAGATGTTACATTAGAAAATCTAGATCCAGTTATTACTGGATGTCCAGCAGGTAATGTTACTTTAACAGGTGGTAATGGTACTGCTTTTTCAATTGCAGCTACACTTTACGCGGTGAATGGAAGTTCTTATGGCGCAAACAAACAAACAGATTTAACCTGGACATTAACAGAGGCTCAAGGTAATAACTATTTTGACATAGCTGTTAGCACGGCTGTTGATTATCCAACCGCGGGAAACAATGCTTTAAAAGCTATTATAACAGCAAGAACACTTGGTGGTGATCCTCCAAATGGAACTTATACGTTAAAAGTTGGTGCTGCTGACGCTGGCAATTTGGAAGCTGCATGTACATTTAATGTTGTTATCGCTGCCACTGTGTGTAACTTTGTAAGTTCTTCTACCGCAAATCCAGTTCCAGATTATGATTTTGATGCTAGTGGAAATATTCAAATGTTAGATGTTACTTATCAAAATTGTAACGGCGCAACTACTGTTGATAATATAGCGGCAGACGGCGGAACTTATTGCACACAAGCATTAGGTACTTCTATAACATGGGCGTTAGTTAACCCACCAGCGAGTATACCAATAGTAGATAGAACTGGAGTATTCAATAGTAACCCTCCAAACTGTGGAAGCGGACCAACTCCGTAGTTAAAAAACATAAAAAACAAGTAATAATATTAATAGAACATGGGAGTAGTAGTAGAAGTTAAATACTTTAACAGTTTTTTATTAAGAAAAACTATGACAAACAGCCAACCAGCAACACCAGTAGCATTAACTGCGCCTGTATGGAACGGCTCTTTTGGTATACCTCAAACTATTGGTGGTTTCAATGTTTACTCAACTACTACCACTGATAACGCTAATAATTGGATAATAGAAGAAGCAAGAATAAGAGGTGGTTATAATAATACTTCTGTAGACTTTGGCGTGAAAGCTTATATAGTAGAAGATGAACCAAATTCTTCAATCAGAATTAATACTTTAATTTTTTCTGGTATATTTAATTCTAGAACTGGAGTAAATGATACTAACGTTTTTTCGGTTGGACAAAGTATTACAAAAAGCGCTGATCCAGCAAATGGATCAATACAAAAGTTATACGCTGAAGATACTAATTTAGTTATATTCCAAGAAAATAAAATAAGTAGAGCTTTAGTTAATAAAAGTGCTATTTACTCTGCTGAAGGAAACGCAACAGTAACCTCTTCTAATTTAACAATTGGTGTTATTCAACCTTTTCCTGGTCAATACGGTATAAGTAGAAACCCAGAAAGTTTTGCTGTATATGGTTATGATAAGTATTTTTCAGACGAAAACAATAACGTTATGTTAAAGTTATCAGGTGGAAGCGTAAGGGAAATATCTGGAGAAGGTATGACTGATTATTTTAGAGACACTTTAAACTCTATAAACCAATCTGTTGCTCCTGGTTTTGTTCATGGTGGATGGGATATACATAACAAACAGTATGTAGTTTCTTTATATCAAGATCCAATACAGTTTCCTACAGCAACTTATTCAACGTTGGCTTATGGTCAATCAATAGGCGGTGGAGAAGGTTGGTCAACTTTCTATAGTTTTAAACCTGATCAAATGCTTAGCTTAAGAGATAAACTATATACGCTTAAAGATGGAGCTTTGTGGCAACATTACTCTACGGATCCTTCAGCGCTACGAGGTAATTTTTATGGAGTGTCTACACCTAGTTCAATAACTTTTGTTTTTAATCCTCAACCTAATTTTTCTAAAACTTTTAGAACAATATCCTACGAAGGAAGTAACGGCTGGCAAGTTAGTAGCATCATAAGTGACTCTACAGGTGAAGATCTTTTAGGCGGAGTTCAATATCAAGAAACACAAGACGAGACAGTAAACTCATCATATGACTCATCACTACCAACAGTTGTATCTCCCGCTGTGTTACCACCTTCAGTGTATAGTTACCAACAAGGTCAATATGATTTACTGGGTAACGAGTATCCTGCGGCGTTAACTCCACCAATACTACGTGCGGGCTTTGATAGAAAAGAAAACAAATACGTTGCAAATTTAATAAACAACAGTGCAGCGTCTTTAGGTGAAGTTGTTTTTGGTAGCGCAATGAGTGGTATTAAAGGTTTCTATTCTACAGTTACTTTATCTACTGACAACACAACAAATGTTGGAGGTGAAAAAGAATTATTTAACGTTGGCGCGGTATACACGATGAACAACGGGTATTAAATTAAATTAAATTAAATGGAATTAAAAAACATTGAAAGTATAGTTGCTTTGAAAGACTTAATGTTTTCAGGCAAAGAAAAGAATGGATTTTATGGTGATGGAGAAAACATAGCTACTATACCAGACATACCTATTAAACATAGTTTTGCAGATCAATTATACGTAAGACAAATGGATTTAAAAAAAGACCACGTCATTGTAGGAGCTGTTCATAATCATTTGCATGTTTGGTTTTTACTAACTGGAAAAGTTGTTATAAATAATAACGGTGAAAAAATAGAACATATAGCTCCTTGCTATACAGTTTCTAAACCAGGATCTCAAAGAATTATACTAGCTCTTGAAGATTCTATATTTGTTAATGTTCACAAAAACCCAACAAATACTCAAGATATATCTAAACTAGAAAAAGAAATAGTCTCAATGACAACAGAAGAATACAATAATAAATACAAAAATATATGACCTTTATAATCGCAGGAGCTGTTAGCGCCGGAGCAAGTATCATTGGCGGCATTATCGGTGGAGGTAAAGCTAGAAAAGCAAAAAGAAAAGCCGCTAAAAAGCTAAAGAAAATGAACGCTAAGATGGAGAGTTTAGAGGCTAACAGACAAGAAATAATAAATCCTTATGAAGATTCCACTAACTTAAGTAGTATGATGAGCAATCCTATGGCTAATTTATCTGTAGCTACTCAAGCTGCTGAAATGCAAATAGAAGAAGCTGACATAAGTCTAGCGAACACACTAGACACTATTAGAGCTACAGGTGGTGGTGCTGGTGGTGCAACTGCTTTAGCTCAAGCTGCTTTAGCTAGCAAAAAAGGTGTTGCTGCTGATATAGAATCACAAGAAAAATCTAATGAAGATAAAAGAGCAGCTGGAGAACAAAGACTACAGCAAGCTAAAATAAGTGAAGAACAAAGAATGCAAAGCTTAGACGCCGCGGGGAAATCATTTGTTTATGGACAACAAGAAGGAAGAGAAATGATGCAATTAAATAGATTACAGGGACAAATAGATAACCAACAAGGTATAAAAGCTCAAGCGTCAAGAGATCAAACAGCTGCATTAACTGGAGCGATAGGTGGAGTAGCTTCAGCTGCTGGATCTTTCATGGCAAACAAAGCAAAAGCAAACTAACATGGAAAATAGAAACGTTACAACAAATCTTTTAATAAAGCAAATGATACAAAGTGATGCTATCGCTTATAACATGGACTATGTATCTAAACCTATTGATACTGAATTTGGTGTTTTAAACAAAGCTTATCAAGAAACTGGTAGAGAGTATGCTACATTAAAAATGAACATACAACAAGGTAAATGTATGGATCAATACTGTACAGTTGAAAACGCTAGAGTAGTTCAATTAGAAACCGCTCCGCAGTTATCTTTAGAATTTTTAGCTAATGTAACTGGAGAGCTAAGCGTTACTGAAACTCCTTATTACGATGTTAATAATGATTTTTCTTTTATGATAGCTAATTGTATATTAACTAAAAAACCTGGTTTTT